TTCGTTTCAAAAGGAAGACCATAAAACTTATTATCTACAAACTCGTAAGTGTATTCATGGTCATCACAAAACTTTGTAATTTTATCCAGTAACCCAACATATATCTCACCAGTTTGAGTATTAAATAAACGAATCTTTCCATCCCAGTATTTGTTACGATACTGAGGCATAAATTTTGCACCTGGTACATCAAAGGTAAACTGGTCTGCTAGTTCGTAGTAGACGTGTGGATCTGCTTTTACCTGAAGATATACTTCGTTCTTTTTTGAAATAATCAAATGAGACATAACCCATAAGTTTCACCTATGGGTATTTATTGCTTCAGTTAAAACCTGCTTGGAACTTGTTCCATTCAATCGCATTCTTGATTTGGAAAGTTCTATTGGAAATATTCTTAATGATCTCCTCTAAAAACTTTAACATTACGTCGTAGTATTTAATCTTCATAGAGATTGTATTTAACTTCTCATCGGCATCTAGATACCTCTGTAATGCGTCTTTATCCTTGACCTTGTATAGAAAGGGTTCTTCGTCGTAAACCTCTTTTGGTGCCTTTCCTGAGTAGTAATTATATCGTTCTAGTTTTACTCGATTGTAAGTCTCTCTTGCCTTTTCACGGAGAAGAGTTATTGTATTATACATTGTATAATATTTTGAGTGTAATTGTGGAATTTTTAATGATTCCTCATGTAAGTTATCAGGATCTATTTGAGAGTCTTTTTCCCACATCTCCTGAATTTTATCAAGATTCATAAAGGTCTACCATCAGTTCCTAGAATATCATAGATAGTATACTTGAAACCAACCTCTGCTGTAAAGTAACTGACATCTCTATCCGATGCCTCAAACTCCAGAGAAGTTAACGATATTGGAAATAAATCTCTAAATTTTACTACTGCAACGTCTCTATAGTTGCTATTTAAAATATGTAAACTTCCATCACTAAATTGTTCTTTTAAATCTCTGATTCCATCATCATTTGTTGTAAGTGATTTAAATTCACTTGTAGATTCTGGAAATCCAAGACCATTCAACCAATTATGAATTGCCATATAATTTACCAAATCTTCATCCACCAAAAACCGTAATGAAAAATCTCCATATTCCAATTTATCTCCAGGAACATCAATATTTTTTAAGTATGTTGGTTGTGTAGCAGTTCCTAAAGTAATTTCTGGTATTTTTGCCGAGTTGCAGAAAAAAGCAACTTTTGGTTCTTTGGCAAGAGTAAATTTAAATCCAACTGGAGATAGAAAATTTCTATTCGCAATTTGATTTGGGAAATTGCAAGCCATTTTTTATTTTTATTTAGATAAAAAAAGAGGGTCCCGAAGGACCCTCTGTAAAAACCTTGTGAAAATGAATCACATGAGGTTCAGAACACGTACTCTTCTGTAGTAACGGTTGAGACCTGCCTTGAGACGACCAGTGTTGGTCTCGTTGAGTCCTTCTGCGAATGGATTTGCAACAATACCATATCTGGTCTTGAAGCCGATCTTAGGCTGGAAGGTGTTCTCACCAACGGCACGAACCATTTGGAGAGGAACATATGGGCAGTAGAACAGACCTGCGTCATAAGGTGAAGAACCCTTATAACCGACGACATAGTACTGTGAACCGTCTGCGGTAGAGTTTGCAGAATAAGGATCGATGTATACACGATACTTACCAGCAAGGACACCAGCAAAGGTGTTACCAGTGTCATCAACGTTCAGGTTTGCGTTGAGAGCAGGGGTGTAATCCAGAACTCCTGCCATGGTGAGTGCTGAAGCAACGTCTGCAGAGCAGAGGATCATGTTGCCCTTTCCTCTACGAGTTCTCTGTGCGATTGCGTTCGCATCTCTCTCGATTTGGAAAATCAGACCCTTGAACTTCTCAACCGACCAACGACCGTTGGAATCAACGTCGAGGTCAAATACACCGTTGGTAGCAACGTTGGTTTGAGCACCAGCTTCAGCAACCTTATAGATGGTTCTGATGACTTCACGGTTGATTTCAGCAAGAATCTCAGTTGACAGAATGTTTGCCAACTCAGCTTCTGCATTCAGACCATGAATTGCCTTCAGATCCTGAGCAAGCTCAAGGCTGTACTCTGCTTTCAGTGCTCTGGACTTTGCAGTAACGGTGACTTTCTCGATCGAGAATGCCATCTCGTTGAAGGTATTGGAGCTTTCTCCGAGACCTTCAGCACCCTCGGTATCCATGCCTTGACCAACCGAATAGGTTTGGGCATTAGCATTAGGATCAAGAACACCAGGATTGCTGCCTTGCTGAGCAGTAGTACCGAAACCAACGGCACCACCATCAGAACCAGTGGTATAAGGATTGTTAACTGCAGTTTCTTCTGCGTTTTGTGCAGAGAATGCAGTATCTGCTTCATTGAAGAATGCTTCTGGACCGCTATTTGTGCTATAACGGGAACGCATTGCAAAGATCAGTCCAGTAGGACCGTTCATTGGTTGAACACCAGCCAGGTCGTATGCAACCAGGTTAGGCATTGCACGTCTGATCAGAGAGATCAGAACGGGATCGAAACCTTGCAGAGCGCCAGTGGCAGAGCCACTCATACCTGCTACAGCACCATTAGACGTGGTGAAGTTTGTTGGGGCCTCGGAGAGAAATTCTCTTTCCTCACGGAGTGCTCTTTCTTGGTTCTCCAGGAGAACTGCGGTAACCATTCTCTTATGAGCATCTTTGATGCCTCCGAGACCCTCATGATTGAGGATAGGTGCCCACTTCTCCTGCAGATGTTCTACATTGAACTGCTGCATTTGAATTTTACCTCTTAAAAGTTTTAGTTTGACTTATAATCTAAAAATCACTTTTTAGACACTCTGGTGAGAGTGTTAAGATATGATTCCATTAAACCACTTACTTGTGGTTGAACAGAAGTTTCTGAACTCTCAGAAATATTCTCTGAAGTGTCTCTTTGAGTACCAGTTGTTGGGAAATAAGAATTTCTCAAAGTAACCAGTTTCTCACGATAGTTCTCTTCACTATCAAACTCAACATTTTCGGCAAGAGAAGCGAGTTTATCCTTCTGGGAAAGTGCAAGACCTTCACAGACCTCGGAGAAGATTGCGTCAGCAACCGACTCAGCTAATCTTTGATTGAGAGCAATATTAGATTTAATTTGCTCGTTGAGTTTATCTTCCATCTCATCAAGTTTTTCTACCATACTATTGAGTACATCATATTTTTCTTCAGGGATTGATACATAATGCTCTTCAAAAAGACCTCTCATTCCTTGGAGGAATGATTCAGTCATTTCACTCTTGAGTCCTTGCTCAACTGCGAGTTGATTTTCTTTAATCCACTCCTCGGCAACATACTCAAGATATGCGTCAACTCTCTCGGTCAGTTCTTCTTTAATTGCAACAACTTCTTCCTCAAGAGTTTGCTCGTATTGTGCTTTTAATTCTTCTTGAATCTCAGCAACTTTTGCCGTAATAGCAGTTTCAAAAATGGTACGTGCTTTTTCTTGGAATTCTTCGGAAAGTTCTTCACCAGCAAGAAGTGCTTCTACATCTTCTTCGATATCATATTCTACGGTAGGAACTTCTTCCTCTTCAGAAATTTCTTCTTCAGAAATCTCTTCTTGATCTAAGATTTCTTCAGTTTCCTCTTCCTCAGAAACTACTTCTCCTTCAATTTCCTCTTCTTCCTTCATGCCTTTTGGCATAGGTTCGGCAGGTTTTGCACCCTTATTCACAATGTCTTTAACAGTTGCGATTTTGGGTTCTGAGAGTTTGGCAGAATTATCATCTACCTTATAGTTTTCTGGAGTAGGACCACCGAGATCTTCCCAGTTGCCAGTTTGGCCAGGTGTTGATACACCAGAAGCATTGCTTCCTGCCTTTGACATTGGTTCAGATGCAGCAGCGCCTTTGGTTACTACGTTTTCCATTTCTTGTAAATTGCTACCAACGGACATTTGATTAGATATTTTTGTATTAATCTATATTTATTTATAATTTAAAGATTTGAAAGAAATTCGTTGAATAAGTTCAATTTATGTTCTTCAAGTCTTTTTTGGTCAACAAGAGTATTAATTCTTCTCTGAGTCTTTTCTGCAAGTTGCTCACGAAGAATTCCCCCTTCCCAAACCCACTCCTTTCCTTCCATGATTCCTTGAACAAAAGCATCGGGAGCAGAAGGATCTGCAACAATATCAGCAGCTGTTGCTAACATGAAATCTTCACCGACAACTTTATGACCTTCGTTGGTCATCTTGAGTGAACCAACACCACGAGAAGAAACACCAAGCATTACACCTTCATCAAGAAGTGAAGATGCAATCTTACCCATAGGGGTATTCAGAATTTGTGCCTTACCTCTAAAATTACTTCCCTCTCTGACGAGTGAAGTAATTTTGTGAGAAACTCGATCTAGATTTACAGTAGGACCATCGGGGTGGCCAAGTTCTCCAAGAGCACGACCTTTTGCAACAAAATTTTCATTATAACGATTTACTTCACGAGAAAGAGTTTCCATGGGATACATTCTACCATTACGGTTTTTAATATCTCCCTGAAGGAAAACTCCTTCAATATAAAGTTTTTTACTAGCACCTTTTCCTTCGGTGATAATTTTTACGTTTGAGATTTCTTCTGTGATAAGTTTCATTTTTTTTATGCAGTAAATCCTACTTTTGTTGCTCTCACAGCAGTGTTATCAGCCCAAATGACATAACTTGCATGTTTTTCTAGAAACTCAACATGTCCAGCTGGCATACTAAAAGAAACAGTATCAGCAGCACCAACAGTGCTTGCCATACTAACAACTGCAGTACTACCAACACCATTGTACAGTCTTACGACTGTTGCATTGGAAACACTAGTTCCGCCTGCAGAGCTATTGCCAAGAGCAATTTCATCACCAATCAATAAAGTTCTTGACATTATTCTTGTTCCTCTGATGTTTCTAACTCGGTATCACCAAACATTGATGCTCCGACATATGGACGAATTACATCAATTTTTTCCGATGCCTTTGCATATAAAACATCTTTGATTTTATCGCTGATACTTGATGCCGAAGAATCGGATCCAATCAAATTTACAATTTCTTCCATAAAAAATTTATATTACTATATTTTATATTTATATCTCAGCAGTTTTGCCATCTGCTTGGGCAATTTCTCCTGATATTTCTGGTTCCATTGGAACGTCTCCTAACATTCCCGAATTTCCACCTGCAGGTAATGGTTCTCCAGTAACGGGGTCTATTGCATTTGGATCTGGAATAATTCCATCTTGAATTTCTTGTTGAATTTGCTCATCCATTTCAATGATATCTGCATCAGTTTGTCTAAGCACCTTTTTACGAACCCATTGAGATGAATAATATTTTCCAATATAGGGTTCAATTGTTGCAAGAATTCCAAGTCTTTCATTCATCATTTCAGACTCTTTTAATTCTGCAAACTGATTATCGTATAAGAAGTCGTATTGAATGTGATCACTAATTTTTTCCCAATCATCAACTGATACGATATTCTTAAGAATTAATTGAGTTTTCAACATATCATTGAACATCCCAGCAAATCTTTTTCTGAGACGACCAACAAACTTGGCAAACTTAAGTTCGTCTCTTAAAATCTCAGAAGAACGTCCAAGATTGAAACCACCATCGGCAGCAATTCTTGACTCTGGAACTCCAAGTGCTCTATACAGTTTCTTTTGAAAATATTCAATATCAGCAAGTTCTCCAAGATTCTGACCACCAGGAAGAGTTGAAATTTCTGTTCCTCTACCACCTTCTCTTCTTGGAAGCCAAAAGTCTTCCATCATAGACATGAATTTTCGATCATCACGAACTTCACCAGTGTTAGCATCATAAACCAACTTGTTACGATAACGCATCATAACATCACGAAGGTATTGTTCTGCTTTAATTTTTGGAAGATTTCCTACATCAATATAAAAAATTCTTCTTTCTGGAGCTCTAGAAAGTCTGTAAATAACCAAAGAGTCCTCAATCATTCTAAGTTGATTAAGTGCTTTGATTGCTTTGTGAAGATATGAAAGAACTGTTCCTTTGTTTCTATCAATAAGACCTGAAGTGCAATAGGTAATTGCATCTTTTGCAATCTTAGTTCCTTTTGATCCACCTGCAGCCGATAAAGTTCCTGTAGGATAATTTGGCTTTGGAGTATAAACAAAATACTCCTCAATTTCTGGAGCTAAAACATTATTTTCTTCATTTCTGCCAGAAATATTTGGTCCAATAATATTCTTGTCATTCTTTTTTTCTTGACGAACATATCGCATCTTCATTGGATCGATATATCTCAGTTCTTTAATTCCCTCTTGGGGACTTTTCAAGTCAATGACTTTATGATAGTATATCCTTCCATCAACGTACCAATTTCTAAAAATTTCGTGAGATTTTTTATCAAAATCTAAAAGTTCTTTGATATATCTAAATTCTTTACGAATTGCTTCTTTTAACTTATCTGTTGCATTTAAATTGGAAAGCTCAATTTCAATAGGAGAATCATAAAGATCACTTACTAGAGCTTCATTAACTACATCTTCAATGGCACCATCACACTCTGGATGAAGTGCCATTTCCCTGTATCTTTTCAGTAAATCAAACTCTGTTCTATATACACCTTCAATGTCTACATAAGAACCATAAAAACCACTGGCAATATAATTGTCAACCCCGTCCTCATTATTTTGAGGAACGGGGGAAACTATACCTTTAGATTTTTTTTCCTTATCTTCAATAGAAAAACCAAAAAGTTTTGCCATATTATAAACTGATTTGAACTATTATTTTACTATTTAGCTGATGTCCTCACCACCAGAACCGTTGGCAGTTCCCTTATATGCTTCCCAATAATGTACCTGAAGTTCTACTGTAAACTCTTGAATAGTGTCAGTAGTATCATAGTTTAAATCAATTGTTGAAATATTTGTTGGGAAAATATCCTTGAATCTGTATTTTCTGAGGATTCCTCCATCACGATCCAATTGATTAACAATCGCATCTTTTTGGTAAAGAACTGGATCAGTAACACCAGTTGCATTATCTAATTTATTAATATAATTCATCCACTTTTCGAAAGCAGATCTAATTTCAAATGATACATCATTAATAATCGTAATGGTCCAAGTTTCAAAAGTTCTATCACCAGCAATTTTCAAAATACGACCTCTAAATGGTACATCAATTGGAGCAATTGTTGATGCTGGTAATGCTGCTGCCTTTACAAGAAATCTTGCATTTTCAACGACATCATTATCAATACGAATTGCATCTGGAAATGCTAATTCAACTTCGAACAGATTGGGTCTTGCACCACCACCTTTCAATTTACTTTTAAAATCACTGATGGTTCTTAATGGTAGGGAGTTTCTTTGTTGACGAGTTGCCATTGTTTTTTAAACCTCTAAATTAAACGTTACCGATAACTTCTTCAAATGAAACACCAGTTCTGGTGGCAACAAACGTAAGACCAATGAAGTTAATTGATCTTGCGGGTTTAATATAGATGTCAGCAATAAATTCATTATTATCTATAATTGCAGCAGTGTTATTTGTTTCATCGCAAACAACAACATAATCTTGAATTCCTCTCTTTGCTTGAACATCACGGAGGAAAGGTTCGATAATATTGACAAAATTGGTTCTTGTGATCTCATCGTTAAATTCGAAGAGTTGGTCTCTTGCAGCAGCAGAGATTGCATCTTCAAGATAGATGAAGAGACGACGAACATTAATACGATCAAATGCTGATGATTTTGCAAGTCCCGTCTTATCACCAAACAGAACAATTCCAGCTCCAGGTGAGAAGATGACAGGATTGATTCTATTAGAATAAAGTCTGTCTCTCTGAACCTTTGATGGATTATATGCCAGTTTTACTGCATTTAAGATTGCACCTCTCGTAGTTCCTGCTGGAGAGAACCAAGGGAAATTGTCAACGTCATTGCGAGCACAAAGACCTGCCATATCTCCATTCAGAGGAACATAACGGAATGTGTTGGAGAATCTATCATACATGTATTTGTATCCACTATCAAAAACTCCATATGAAGATGATGAAACTTTGGAGTAGAACTCTAATATATTATTAGTGATAGTTTCATCATTATTGACTGTTACGGTTCCAGACTCGGTATCAGTAAGGAATGCTCCTCTATATGGTGAGACGAATGCAAGTGCATCCTTTCTTACATCAGCAACCGCAATCAGTTTGTTTGCAAGTGCTGCTGCCATATCCGAAGAATAGTTTGCAGACCCCATAATCAGGAAGTCAATTGCATATGTTTCGGTATTTTCGAACAATGCATAACCGGTTGATAACTTACTTACATCTGAAGCAAGTGCTCCTGTAGATGTAATATCAGTTTTTCCCTCATAGTTCCTACCACTAATAAGAACTAAGTTAGTATCACCAACCCCATTAAAGATAACTCCTTTTGCATCTTTATCCCATGCTCCGGCACCTTGAGTTACACGAGTAAATCCT